TGGGATGGTTACACTGCTAAAGGACTAAAAAAGAAAGGTAATAAATTAGTTCCAAATTGTGTTAAAGAAGTATTAGAAAATCAATCAATATTAGAATCCCCAAAAGTAATTCGTAGTGTAGGACAAACTTACTCCGTTATTTTAAATTGGAAAACCAAAATTTTAAATATTAAATTCTTTTTTCCATCCCAACAAAGACCCACAAAAGAAGAAGTTCAAACAGCGATAGAAAAAATTTATCCTGGTGCAATTTTACAATACTACGCACCAACAATGAATGATCCAACAGGTCCGTTTATTGTTGTTGACGAGGCGGCTGCTTGGCAAAGGAAAGAAGGTAAAAATCCTGAGGGTGGATTGAACGCAAAAGGAATTGCTTCATATAGAAGAGAAAATCCAGGATCAAAATTATCAATGGCGGTCACCACTTCGCCATCAAAATTAAAACCAGGATCAAAAGCAGCAAATCGTAGAAAATCATTCTGTGCTCGTATGGGGGGAGTAGATGGTCCTATGAAAGATGAAAAGGGACGCCCAACTAGAAAAGCATTATCACTTAAAAAGTGGAACTGCTGATTTTATGTGGGGGTTTCGAAACTTAACAATTAATTTAGTAATTATTAACACTTTAATTTTATTTAAATAGAATATAATTTCTATATAATTTATTCACGTATAGTTTATATTTTTAATAATATGACTGAAAAATTTTTAGGGCTTCCTATGAAGTCCTGCCCCAAATGCCATGCTTGTTGGATTAGCGGGCAGCACTACTGGACTGGCACAGGACAACTAGGTAATGAAACTGAGCTTGCTAGTTTGGTATGTGATATGATAAATTCCGAAGAATGTGTTAATCCCGCTAAAGGCACCACTAAAGGGAATGGGTGGCAGAAAAGATTAGAAAATCTAAATACTTTGGAAAGAGAATAATATTATGCCACATGATGATATTTACTTAGGTAATCCATTACTTAAGAAAGCAAATGTAGATATTCAATTTACTCCAGATCAAATTAAGGAATTTATAAAATGTAAAGACGATCCTGTATATTTTGCTAATAATTATATTAAAATTGTTAGCGTAGATGAGGGATTAATTCCTTTTGAGATATATCCATTTCAAGAAAAATTAATTAAAAATTTTCATAGTCATAGATTTAACATTTGTAAGATGCCTAGGCAATCTGGCAAATCTACAACTGTGGTTTCATACCTTCTACATTATGTGGTTTTTAACGATAATGTGAATGTAGGTATATTAGCAAACAAAGCCTCCACGGCAAAAGATCTTCTTGGGAGATTGCAAAAGTCATATGAAAATCTTCCAAAGTGGATGCAACAAGGTGTTCAGGTTTGGAACAAGGCATCATTAGAATTGGAAAATGGTTCTAAAATTATAGCAGCATCAACTTCAGCATCTGCTGTTCGAGGTATGTCTTTTAATATTATATTTTTGGACGAATTTGCGTTCATTCCAAATCATATTGCTGACGAATTTTTTAGTTCTGTATATCCGACTATTTCATCTGGTAAAACTACCAAGGTTATTATTGTATCAACACCAAAAGGTATGAATCACTTCTACCGTCTTTGGCATAATGCTGAACGAGGTAGAAATGAATATATTCCCACAGAAGTTCATTGGTCTGAAGTTCCTGGAAGAGATGCTGTTTGGAAAGCACAGACAATCAGTAATACATCAGAGCAACAATTCCAACAGGAATTTGAATGTGATTTCTTAGGATCATCAGATACTTTGATTTCTAGTGCCAAATTAAAGTCTTTGATATTTGAAGACCCAATACAGAAAAATAAAGGATTGGATGTATATTTTAATCCTATTGAAGATAGAAGTTATTTTATAACAGTTGACGTTGCTAGAGGAACTGAAAATGATTACTCAGCATTTATTGTTTTTGATATCACCGAGTTTCCTTGGAGAGTTGTAGCAAAATACAAAAACAATCAAATCAAACCAATGTTATTTCCTAGCATTATAAACGATGTTGCTAAAGCATACAATCAATCGTATGTTCTAGTTGAGATTAATGACATTGGAGAACAAGTTGCAAATATTTTACATTTTGATCTTGAGTATGAAAATGTTCTAATGTGTGCAATGAGAGGAAGAGCAGGTCAAATAGTAGGTCAAGGTTTTTCTGGATCTAAATCTCAACTTGGAATTAAAATGTCCAAAACGGTCAAGAAGATTGGATGTTCTAATTTAAAAACTTTGATTGAGGATGATAAACTTATATTCAGTGATTATGAGATCATTTCTGAATTAACTACTTTCATTCAAAAAAATCATTCATTTGAAGCAGAACAAGGAGCAAATGATGACTTAGCAATGTGTCTTGTTATATTTGCATGGTTGGTAGTACAACCATATTTTAAAGAGATGACTGACAATGATGTTCGTAAAAGAATATATGATGAACAAAGAAATCAAATTGAACAAGACATGGCACCATTTGGATTTATTATAGATGGTTTGGATGATGATATTGAAGTTATAGATAAACATACTGGCGATAGGTGGGTAAAGGCAAATAATAATTCCAATTTTGATGAGTATGGTAATCGCTCTTTTATGTGGGACTACGTTTAAAAGAAGGAATTTATAAATATCTTATAGAGCAATGAAGATTTATCAGAGGGATCAAAATGCCTATAGGTTTGGTATCACCTGGAATTAAGGTTAGAGAAGTTGATTTAACGCAAGGGCGCACAGATAGTGTATCTACCACTACTGGAGCAATCGTTTGCCCGTTTGCACAAGGACCTGTAGACGAACCTGTATTTATTGATAGTGAGCAGGCACTGATAGACACTTTTGGCAAACCCTCAGATAATGATAATCACTACGAGTATTGGTTGTCTGCATCAAACTATCTCACTTATGGTGGGGTAATGCGTGTTGTAAGAGTAGACGGAACTAATTTAAATAATGCTAACGCAAGTAAGTCCACTCCCGGTGGTAGCGAAACATTAAAAATTAAAAGTTACGAAGATTATCAAAATGATTACACAACTGCATCAACTTGGTTTTGGGCAGCAAACAACCCAGGATCTTGGGCAAATGAAATTAAAGTATGTGTAATTGATGGATTTGCTGATCAAATTATCAGTGGTGTAGATACCTCTAATAATAATGTTCGTGTTGGTGCTGCTGTAACTCAAGCAATTTATGGAGTTGTTGCTGAAAATGGAACAACCTCACAATTTACTGGGTTCATAAAAGGAATTATCACTGGTGTTGGAAACACCCTACAAAACCCAACTTCAAGTGGGGTAGGAACTGATAGTATTACGGTTAGAGTCGTATCAACAGTTTCCGTTGCAGGAACAGAAACAGCAGCAGTTTATACTGAGGGTGGATTATTTTCCTTCAGTACAGGAACGATTGGAGTTTCTTCTGTAACTATTGGTACTGGAACATCTACATTTACAGGCACCACACAACAAGATTGGTATGATTTACAGGATGTCGGATTAAATAATTCCGATCTCTTATGGAAGGAAGTTGCAGAAAGACCAAGGACTAGTAATTTTGCCACTAACAGAAGTGGAAAAAATGATGAAATTCATATTGTTATTATTGATGATAAAGGAACAATTTCAGGAACTCCTGGAACAATTCTTGAAAAATTTGTAGGACTTTCTAAAGCAGTAGATGCTACTTCTTCCACATCTGGTCCAATCTATTATAAGAATTTTATAGCAGATAATTCACAATACTTATTTGCAGGAGATGCCGAAGTTGGAAATCCAACTGGATTCAGTAGTGGAATTACATCAATTACTAATGGTGATGGAGCTTGGGGATTAACCGCCCAAGGTACTACTTACCACGCTGTTGGTAAAAAAACATATACACTAAAAGGTGGAAATAATTATGGTGTTGCTGATTCGGCAAATCCAAGATTTGAAACTACTCTTGGAGATTTGATCGCGGGGTATGATTTATTTGTCAATCAAAGAGAATACCCAATCAATTTCTTAATTCAGGGTCCTGGATTTGGTACTAAAGAAGAAACTCAAGCAAAAGCAAATAAATTGATTAATATTGCAGAATTGAGAAAGGATTGCATCGCATGTATTTCTCCTCAAAGATCCGCAGTATTAGTTGATCCTGGTGCGAGTGGTAGTTCACCAGCGCCAATTGTAAACACTGGCACTCAAACAACTAATGTTATTTCATTTTTCGATTCTGTAGCGTCATCTTCTTATGCAGTCTTTGATACTGGTTACAAATATCAGTTTGATAGATTTAGCAATAAGTTTAGATATGTTCCATTGAATGCTGATGTTGCTGGTTGCATGGCAAGAACTGGAATTAATGATTTTGCATGGTTTTCTCCTGCTGGTACACGACGTGGTGTTATCAATAACGCAGTTAAACTAGCATACAATCCATCGCAATCTGAAAGAGATCGTTTATATGTTAGAAGAATCAATCCAGTAATTTTTGCTCCAGGGTCAGGAATTATCCTGTTTGGTGACAAAACTGGACTCGCTGTTCCATCAGCATTTGATAGAATTAATGTTAGAAGGTTGTTCCTTGTTCTTGAAGAATCAATCGAAAG